TCATGTACTTGTGTACCTTCTTCCCCAGCTTTTCTTACAATATATTCAGCAGAATATCCTACTTTTTTTAACCAATCTTCAAAAAATTTACCTTTTGGATAAGTACCTAAAACATAGGTAATTGAAGGGTAATACTCACCATTACGTCTATAATAGCGTGAATCTGGTAAAGTAATTTGTTTTGAATCTGCAGAGATTTCTAATACCCTATTATAGGATTTTTTAATATTTCTTTTATTCATATTAATGATAATTTTTTCTCCATTAAGGCGTATTGAGTGAGTGGAGATGACTTTTGAATTAAATTTGTGAATTGGGTGAAACCCATTTCACTAGGATCTTTTCCTTCAAGTTCAACAAGATGAACTTCCTTACCTTCATTCATAAACTTTTCAGCGAATTTAATTGATTTTTTTAACGCGTCATTGTCTAATGCTATATATATTTTTTCTACTGTTGATGTTACTATTTTTTTCATTAAGTTAGATTGTATGTTGTTACCTAATAATGGTATAGCATTTCTTTTAATAGCTATAGCGTCAAAGGGTCCTTCACATAGTACTAACGGTAATTTCCAATTTATAAACAATTCAAATGGTATAATATCACGTGATGTTTCTGGATTACGATATTTCACATATGGTTCTTTTTCGAATGAACGACCTGTAAAATAGTTTAAAATTCCTTGTTCGTCATAAGATGGGATAATTACCATATTTTGATATCTACCTGATGTACAATACCCAATATTATATTTATCTATATCATCCTGAGTAATACCTCTATTTTTTAAATATGATAAAGCCCTTCTACCTTCAATATTAGATGTAGTTATATCTTTAAATAGTTGAAGTTCTTCTGGGAGTTTTAAATTTTTATGAGTGACAACTATATTTCTTTCAGTTTCATTGCCTATTAACTTATATAATTCAGTAAACTTTTCGGGTGTAGCTTTGGTTTGTTTAAATAAAGAAGATATTCTAGTACCTTTTTTGTTGCAAACCCAGCAATGCCATGGATTATATCCTTTTTTATTTTCTGAAAAATTGATTTCTAACTTAGGTTTATGATGGTTACAAAAAGGACACGTATGAGCTTGATTACCCCTAGCTGTTCTCTTTCCAGTTCCTAATACAGAATTAACTAAATTAATAAGTAGTTCATTTACCATAGGTAATAATATACATAACTAATTTTAGATATCAACGTTTAGTTGAAATCCTTAGTAAAAAACTTTCCTAAAATATTATCATTCCAAAACTCATCGGGTTTTTCTAGGGTTTGATAAATGAATAAATATTTTGTTTCGTAATATGTTAACAATTTTTTGGTAGGACAAGTTTTAATAATCCATTTTTCCCAATTTTCTTCAGGTTCTGTTTTAACTAATTCTATTAGTTCTTTATTTGAACCCCAATATCCTTTCCAATCGGATTCTTTAATTGCTAATTTATAAGAGGGTCTACGTCCTACAACACCTTCATATTGTTTTAAGTCTTTTTTTCCCATTTTTACTTTTCTAGTAAAATATAGAATTTTTTTACCTATATAAGATTTTCCTGTAGGTAAATGAGTTATTTTATAAACAAACCCATAAGTATCATCAGGAAATTGAGAGATGTCTGTAATATCTTGCTCTTGATATTGCCAATTTATCATACGTCGAAATTTACTATAACAGTGGTATCGGTGAATTGTGAAACTGGTAGAGGAAATGATAATTTTCCTACAGCTACTAATTCTTTAGCCCCATTATATAAACCCACACAAGTTATGTAAGGTTCAAAAAATGAAGCTGTTGCATAAGGGTAGTAAGAATCATTAGCAGCTCCTTCTATTGATTGGGTTAATAATGTTGGATTGGTTGAAGATCCAAATTCATTTTCAGCTATTGTACATTTATATTGTTGTTCATATATAGTAAGTGATGAACTAAAATTAATATGTGTTTGGTTTAGTGAATTAGGATTAAATTGAATTAAATTTCCTAATTTTTCACAACTGTGGGTAGTAAAAACTGCAATACCATGAGAATAAAATATTTGACCTACTACTGTACTATCTGAACCACTAATAATGTTACCATCTCCATCATCTGATAGGAAAAGAGGAGCACCGTTATTTACAAGAACAGATCCTGTATAAGTAAATTCAAAAGTATATGGGATTATTTTTTCTCCATATAAATAAGTTGGTATTGATATAGTAGTTATTTCATTCCCACTTCCAGTTGGGAAATATCTTTGTTGAAGTAAAGTTGATTGAAGATAATTATCATATAAAGTACCATTTATAGGACCTTGTAAAACATCATCTTCTCGAGTTACACCAGGTACTATACTCCCTGTATTAGCAAAATCTCCTATACTTGAAGATAAGTAATTTTTATAATAAAGTTGTTTAGCGCTATTATATACTGAATTTCTAGATGATGAATATTCAAATCCAGTTTGGAGGTTTGCAGATGATGTATAATGGACATTTCTACCACAGTAAATATTGATCCCATTTTCAGATCCAGTAATAGCCCCTCCCGTAAAAGAGAATCCTTTATCTGCTATAAATGATGTTATTGTAACATCTTTGGTTGTGAATTGTTTCCAAGCACTCATTCATTAGAAGTCTAACTTGATTCTTACAAGTAATTCTTTTGTAAAGTCTTTTAATAATGGTCTAGATAGTTTTGCTACTGCTACTAATTCTTGATTATCATTATATAAACCTACTGTAGTAATATATACTTGAGGATCGTTAATAAATGAATCATATAATACAGCTCCATCTGAACCTGATATAAATGATGGGTTTGTTGAATAATTAAAGTTTTGGCTTTTTGCTCTACAGAATATAAAATCAGATGATAGTTGTTCATTTGAATTTAAAGTCCATCCTGGTGAGACTGATGTTAGACCTCCCATTTCTAAAGCAGTATATAATTTTTCTGGGTTGTTATCTTCAGCATTTGTATTTCTACCAGTCCCTAAATTAACACCACCATCAACAAATCTACCATCTATAGCTTCCCCATTTAATAATATGGTTCCAATATCTGGCATAAACCAACCATATGATCCTGAGTTTTCAGACCAACCATTATCATTAACATCAGTGTTAACATTTCCTGCTGATCCTGTTACTAAGTTATAAATTCTTCCCGCTTCGGAAAATACTGCAGCTCCACCTAATTTACTATCATCCGTAAGATATAAAGTTTGTGTTGAACCTGATATAGCTAATGTCATTACCCCAGGAAGTAATTCTTCTTTATATCCTGATCTTTCTACTGGTAGAGCATAAAAATATGATGATGATTGATTACCAAATACAAAATTAGATTCTTCATCTCCTAAAATTAATGATCTATATTGACCATAATTTGTTCTTGTTGGGGATAAACCATCTACATTTGGATTATATAATAAACTACCACTACCATCAGCATCACAATAAGCAATAGCAAATTGTACGGATCCTGTAGTTTCTTCTTCAAAATAAATATTGTAGTAGAATTGACCAGTAGCACTATTAACTTGAACTGATGAAGTAAAATATTCAGTTATAGTAGGTGTATTGTTTGACCACACAGTACTTGTTACATTCTCAGTACTAATTAGTAAATCTCCTTGGTCTAAAGGGGAAAAAGTTGCTATGTTATTTGTATTTGCTAATGCCATGTCTTTTTAATTATGTTTTGGTAATTTGAATTGGAACTTGAATTCTTGCTCCTGAATCTCTACCAATTACTGTTAGTGTACTATATAATGTATTTGCTGAGTTTCCACCTTGTCCATACAATGTGTTAATTCCTGTTGCTGTTAATACACAACTAGAACCAATTACAGTTCTAGATACATTAGTACCATTTGTCTGCATTGAAACATCATTTAATCTTTGAGCATTCTCTGTTGCTACTCCTTGACCTACAACTCCATTAGTAGTAGCAAACTGCCTTACATCACTTACAGTAAATAAATACCCTGAAGATTCTTGTACTGAATTATTACCTAAGTAATTTAATGTTTGAGGTGTAACTGTAAATGTTGATGTTTGTTTCATTTTTATAACAGAAACACCCGCTGTAACTACAGGCATTTTAGCTGTATCTCTTGGTAGAGTTACTAATTTATACTTCATCATTTGGGTTTCATCAGGAAATGCTTCTAATAAAGGCATATTTTGAATAGCTTCACCGTAGTAAGCTGAACCTGAAGGGTTTTCTGGATTGTATAAAGTATAGTCGATTTCATCATCTGCTAAAGCAAATGATTGAATATTAAAAGAACCATCACCCTTTGCTAAGAGCTCTCTTCCTTTTGTAGTTAGGATAGCATCAACTGTTACTACCTGATTATTTAAATATCCCATGTTTGTTGTATTTTAATTATAAATATATGAATTTTT